GATTGAACAGCAACGGTCTGAAGCTCAGAAAAAGGCAATGGCAGAAGCCCAAAACCTACGCGCAAAAACTGCGGCAGTATCGGTGAAGGGGTCTAGTCCTAGCGCTGGCGGTGTACAGACTAATGGAAGCGACTTACGGTCTTTGATCGCAAGTCAATTTGGCTAATCAATCTTTAAGGAACCTGAATCATGGCCTCTTTTGCCAATTTGAGCGATATAATCTCCACCACCATTCAGAGCCGTTCCGGTACTCTGGCTGACTCGGTGACCGAAAACAATGCCCTGCTTGCCAAGCTGAAAGAGCGCGGCAACGTTAAGCCCTTCTCGGGCGGTAACGTGATTTTGCAGGAACTGATGTACAACGACGCGTCCACCCAGAACGCATCCTCGTACTCCGGTTACGACACAATCGACATTACCCCTAACAGCCCTATCAGCGCCGCTCAATTCGATTTGAAGCAATACGCTGCCGCTGTGTCTATCTCTGGCCTTGAACAGCTCCAAAACGCTGGCAAAGAGCAGATCATTGACATGCTGGAAGGCCGTGTGCAAGTGGCTGAAGCTCAGTTGATGAACCAAATCAGCGCAGGCGTGTACTCTGACGGTACCGGCAACTCTGGTAAGGACATCACCGGTCTGGCCGCTGCTATCTCCACTGCTCCCACTTCGGGCACCTACGGTGGTATCAACCGCGCCACTTGGTCTTTCTGGCGCAACGTGGCGTTTCGTGGTACTGATCGCCCTGACATGATCGTGGCTGATAACAACTACTACCGCCTGTTCCTTGAGAGCTTGCAAGCTATCCAGCGTGTGACTTCTGAGTCCTCCGCTGCTGCTGGCTTTACCTCCATCAAGTACATGGGCGCAGGCTTGAACTGCGATGTGTATCTGGACGGTGGTATCGGTGGTTCTATCCCCACAAACCGCATGTACTTCATTAACTCGAAGTTTTTGTTCCTGCGCCCACACCGTGACCGCAACTTCGTGCCAATCGGCGGCGACCGTCAGTCTGTCAACCAAGACGCAATTGTGCGCCTTGTAGGTTGGGCAGGCAATCTAACATGCAGCGGATCCCAATTTAATGGCGTCCTTGCTGATTGATAGTGATTGGGGCTTCGGCCCCTTTCCAAAACATTGAAAGGAATTAAATCATGGCTGCTCCATTTAACACCATCCCCACCGCTGGCGCTGACTTCAACACTATCACCACTGCGGCTGACGCTGCTGCCGGTAAAGTGCTGGATGCGCGTCTTGGCACTATTGCTCACGGCTCCAATGGACGTTTTTTCGTGTATGGCCGCGCTAATGCGACCATTGCGGCATCTACGGCTGTATGTACCGTTAACACTACTACCTTCTTGGTAACTGCTACTGGTGGCTCTTATCTGTCTCCCGCTGTTGCAATGGCTACCGGCGATTACGGATGGTTCTCCAAAGCAAGCGTTTAACGCTTAGAATCGGGAGGCCCTTCGGGGCCTTCCTCTTATCAACTCTGAAAGCAATCAAATGAGCAATCCTCATCTCGAATCGCACGTTTTCGTTACTATTTACCAAGACGCCGTAGAACTGAAAGCGGAGTCTGAAAAGGCTGGACGCCCTATTTTTAAGGATATCCCATTTATCCGTATCACCATTCCCGGCGATACAAACAACATCATTGAGCGCAAACTTACTGAGCAAGACAAACACAAATACCCCCGCGCATGGGCTGAGTACGAGCGCGGCGAGACCCAAGGCTTTACCGGTACGCCCTTGGAGCAGTGGACGCAGATTACCCGCGCACAGGTCAAAGAGTCCAAGTATTTTGAGTGCCACACTGTAGAGCAGCTCGCCGGACTGACTGATAACCATTGTCAAAAAATGGGCATGGGCTTTCGTGAACTTCGCGAGAAGGCCAAGGCTTATTTGGGTGTCGCAGAATCCACCGCAGCGGCAACAGCTCAGGCACTGGAAAACGAGAAACTGCGCCAAGAGATGGCAGAGCTTCGCGCTATGATTGCCGAAGGTGCTGAAAAGAAAATGGGTCGACCACGCAAGGAAGCAACTGAGGGAGCGCAAGCATGACACATCACTACATTGGCACAAAGATTGTTTTAGCATGGGCCGCTGAAAAGGATGGGAAGCCCGGCTATGGAGTCAAGTACGAAGACGGCTATACAAGCTGGTCGCCCAAAGACACATTTAAGGCAGCATACCGCGACATTGAGGGTGACAACCAATCTCTGACGTTTAGCGACGCACTGCACATGTTGAAACTTGGCAAAAAAGTTGCACGAAAAGGATGGAACGGCTCTGGTCTATGGCTTGAAGTACAGCGCCCTGATGCCAATAGCAAAATGACTTTGCCATATATTTTTATTAGTTATCCAGAAAACGCCAAAACAACGCCGGGAGCTAAATGCCCTTGGCTTGCTAGCCAGACTGACTTGATGGCCGAAGACTGGACTGTTATCTAAGGTATGCGATGAATTTACTCCAACTGATACAACAAGTATGCGATGAACTCGCAATCAATCGACCCACTGTTATCGTGGGCACGACTGACCCGCAGACACGTCAAATGTCTGCATTGTTGTATCGGCTGGGTAACGACCTTGTAAAGCAGTTTGAGTGGCAGCGGCTGAATAAGGAGTACATCCTTCAGACCGTTGCCTACTCACGCACCGGAACCACTACGCAGGGTTCTAACGTGATTACCGGTATTTCCACCACTACCGGCCTCTCTAGTCAATTCGGCGTCTCTGGCGTAGGCGTAGAGCCTTTTGCGCAGATTGTCACCGTAGACAACGCCACGCAAGTAACAATGAACATGCCATCCACGGCTTCAGGCACTGTGACGCTGCAATTCTCTCAGGTGCAATACAACCTGCCCTCAGATTGGGATAGGGAGATTCCGCAGACTGAGTGGGACAGAACAAACCGCTGGCCTTTGATGGGGCCACAGTCCGCGCAGGATTGGCAGTCGTTCAAGTCCGGTATTGTGTACGCTGGCCCCCGTGAGCGATTCCGAGTATATTTCTAAGGCATGGATTTACTCTGCTGGCGGCGTGGCTCAGACAGCATTCGCTTCTGACAGTGATACCTTTATCTTCACTGACAGCCTTCTTATTACTGGCCTCAAAACACAATGGAAAATGGCTAAGGGATTGGATGCCAGTTTTGACCTAGCAGAATTCCGCAGTCTTTTGGAAAGCAACAAAGCGCAGGATAAGAGCTATCCTAAATTGTCACTTTCCCCTGTTGGAAGTACCGTATTGATGACCACAATGAACCTACCCGATGGCGGGTTCGGGGGAATCGTCTAATGGACAAACAAGCCATCATCAAAGCACTGCGAGACACAACACAAAGCGCGTCTAACTCAGTCGCTGAGACTGCATCGCTTCCTATTGACGCCATAACATGGGCACTTCGTAAAGCTGGCCTAGACATTAAAAACCCTGTTGGCGGCTCTGATTGGATGGCCCAAAATGGACTAACCACTCCAGTGCAGGAAGGCGTGCCAAAGATGGCGGGTGAAGTTATCGGCAACCTACTGCCCACAATGGCGCTCACCAAGGTTATGAAATGAAAGCCACAGCAACATCCATACCCGCATGCGTTGGAGGATTGAACGATAGAGACGGTATCGCAGAGATGCCGCCTAGTGATGCTGTCATTCTCGAAAACTGGTGGCCGTATCCCTCTTACCTTGGAATCCGCAAAGGCAGTAGCTCACACGTTACCGGACTGCCTTCTACCGTCGAAACGCTTGTAGAGTATCTGCCCACTACGGGCGGCTCCACCCTTTTCGCAGCGGCTGGCACTTCGTTCTACAACGTCACCACGGCAGGCGCGGTGGGCGCAGCGGTACAGACTGGCCTAGCCAATGCAAGGTGGGAACATGCCCAGATCACGACACCGGGCGGTTCTTTCCTATATCTTGTTAACGGAGTTGATAAGCCTCGTTTGTGGAATGGCACAGCATGGACTTCGATTGACGGGGTTTCTACTCCGGCGATCACGGGTGTAACCACAACCCTCCTAGCCCATGCGCAGCTATTCAAAAACCGGCTTTTCTTCGTGGAGAAAAACTCCATGCGGGCTTGGTATCTGCCGGTTAACTCCGTGGGCGGCGCGGCTTCGCAACTTGACCTTGGTTCGGTTTTCCGTCTGGGTGGCTTTATCCAAGCCTGCTACACATGGACAATTGACGCCGGTTCGGGTTCAGATGATCATTTTGTGGTGTTGTCTAGTAACGGGCGGCGGTGATCTAGCGATTAACTGCATGGAAGGCGTATTCCCTCTGGGTAAGGGCTTGTTGTCTGCCTCTGTTGATCGACGTGTGGCACTGACCGACAAAATCCAAAACTCCGTATCTTTGGCGGCTAACTCGTATCAAAGTAACTACGGCTGGCAGTTGTGCCAATACCCTGATAACAACATGCTGATATTGAACGTGCCAGCGGGTAACGGTCAAAACTATCAGTACGCGCAAAACACGATTACAGGCGCTTGGACTAAGCTGACCGGCTGGAATGCCACCGTGTGGCTGAATGCCGCTACAGGACTGTATTACGGGGATGGAAACTCGATTCAAAAGGCGTGGACGGGTAATCTAGACGGGACTGTGCCTATTCAGGCTGACGTGCTTCCTGCTTTTAGCTACTTTGGCAACAAAGCGCGGAACAAATATTTCACAATGGTTCGCCCTTATCTTCAAAGCACCGGAACCCCCTCAGTGCTTTACGGGCTGAATACTGACTTCAACGCCTCAGACCCTCAAGGCGCTTTGAGCTACACACCCCCTACCGGTATGGTATGGGGTTCGATGGTTTGGGGTTCTATGGTTTGGGGCGGTGGCCTCACTCCGATTACCGCTTGGCAGACTGTAGGAGCTGTTTGTAACTCAGCGGCTGTGCGTCTTTGGGTATCTTCAAAAACCGGGGGGCATTGGTGCAAAGGTAGGGGAACTGCGATAGGAAGACTAAAAGACGGCGAACTGGTGGCGGGTGTTCTGTATGAGGACTACACCAAGGCTAATATTGTCTGCCATATCGCTGGTGATGAAGGATGGGCGACTAGGGGTTTTTTGGGGCTGATATTCGATTACCCATTCAACCAGTTATGCGTGGAAAGAATCACAGCCCCCGTACACAGTGACAATGCCAAAAGTATTGCGCTAATGGGGCGTTTAGGGTTTACACTAGAGGCAACGCTTGACCGAGCTATCCTCGGTGGGAACCTGCTTATATACCGTATGTTTCGGGATGAATGCAGATTTTTAGAGGATAAGTATCATGGGCAAGCAATCCGCGCCTCAAGCGCCTGATTACACAGCAGCAGCAGAGAAAACCGCAGCGGGAAACCTCGAGGCGGCTAAATACGCTACAAAAGCTAATCGGGTCAATCAGTACACACCTTACGGCAATCTCACTTACGAGGAAAAGCCTGATGGTACTTGGTCGCAAACCCAAACGCTAACACCTCAAGCACAGGCCACACTTGACAAGCAAATGGCCTTGTCGGACAAGTACGCCGATACAGCCTCACAAGGTTTTGATAAGGTTCAAGGCTTGTTGTCTAACCCAGAGCTAGACCAGTCTCAGCTACCCGCTAGGGCTATGAACGTAGGGCA